CATCTGAAGTACGACGAGCATTTGTAGCAAAGATAAGTTGGTCAATACCAGTTTTGTTGATAACTTGTTGCTTATTAGCAACAAGTTTTAAGTTGATAGATTCTTTTTCATCAAACCATTTAGATTCGTAAGCAACGGCACGATTTTGGTAGACATTAATAACATCACCGCCTAAACTACGCTTGCCTTTGAGTAGGTTTGTAAAACGATATTTTTGTGCGATGTGTGCTGGCACAACATCTTCACCAAGCCAGTATGTATCACCTGGCAGGGTAGCTTTAAGATACAGAGCAACATATTCTTCAAATAATAAACGACCTCCCTGGACTTCAAGATCTTCCCAAAAATCTAAATGATTTTGATGTTTATTAAGTAGTTGTTTTAACAAAGTTTGATACTTTCTAATTATTAATATAAAGCTATTATAGCACCATTTTTACCAAAAGTCAACCAAAATTACTGGCTCAAATTATCCAAATATTGCTGTATAGTAGTTGCTAAGTCATTGATTTTATTACTTAAAATTAGATATTTTTAGCTGAATCTAATATACTTTCCAATTTGGCTTGTCGTTCTAGCAGTTTGAAAAACAATACTAGGGTATTAGCCGCATCTACATCTGCCCTGTGTGCTTTACCTTTGAACTGTAGCTTAAAGTAGCCCATAGCACTTGCTAGTCCACCACTGGGTGCTTTACCTCTGGTCAGCATCAAGTATGTGTACCAGGTTTTAACATCGATCCAACGACGGCCAAAATGCGGGAAATCAGCATGATTTTTGCAGAATTCTGCCAATAATTCCACACTATCACCACCGCCCCAGGTCACTGGGTTGACAAAGACCTTATGCTCACGTATCAGTTCACCTAGCTCACGGGCAACATGTTCATGACTATATGCTTCTGCACGTATGTCAGCATCAGTTATACCTGTGAGATCATTGATAAATTCACTGATAGGTTCCTGTGGGTCTATGTACCATTTACGGACAACATAGTCTTCAAAGCGTGTGTTCTTATCACCTATGGCTACGCCAACCTGTATGATCTTGCCACTGGGTTGGTTTAATTCTAGATCTAATGCTAGGAACTTGCCATCTGCTATCATGCATAATCTTTCTGTGGGTAACTAGCAGTAAGCCATTCGGCCATGCTACTAGCATTCTCACTCAATTTAACTAGGTCATATTTTCCACAAAATTTTAAGAACTGAGCACCCACCATTGGAACATTTTTAGGTACTTGTCCGTTGGCTATGGTTTCTGCTATCTTGGCTTTAATCTCATCTGGTTGTGCTGTTAGATCAACTAGGACACGATTGCGTTCGTAGTCATCTAACACACGATGTTCTACACCGTTATGATCGACCCAACGCTGTAACATCATGTTGTTCCAATTATACCCTTTCTTATCTTTGTCACTATAGGCTTCTTCAAGACCTACTTTGTTCTTACTGCCTTTGGTGCGCACGCCTGGAAATGCGGAAAATACATTGTCTGTAGGATCACCACGCATACACTTTTCAAAAAGTATAAACTTAGGATCAGGAATCTTCTTAGGCTCTTTGGTCTTTTTATCTATGACAGGTTTGCCTTTCTTATCAAAGATACCTTCTATGGTATGAAGCTCGTCGCTGATACCGTTGTATTGATTAACGTTATCATTGAGTAGCTGATAGAAATCAGTGTCACTGCTAACGATAGTATGATGATCGCCAGGATGAGCTTGTATAAATCCAGCGATAAGATCATCTGCTTCGAGTTCATTGTGTTGAAGTACTGTGCAATTACTTTTTTCTGCTATGAATGTTTTGAGCGTATCAAACGTTTCCCAAAATAATTTGTCTTCTTCTGCTTCGCTGTCAGTAAGTGCCGCACGTGCTACGCTACGATTTTTCTTATAGGGTTCATAGAAGTCTTTGCGCCAACTGCGTCCTTCTAAACAGAATATAACATGATCAGCCTTTTGATCACGGAATGCTTTGTTTACTGATGCTAAGGTCACATGTATAGCAAAACCCAGCTTGTCCCAAGTATCACTTTGGCGATGTGCTGAATGTCGGGCTCTGAAGAATGTGTTTGCTGTGTCAACTAATAGATATCTCATTTAGTTATTATACTTTCTTAAATCAAATTTGTCAAGTGGGGAAGTAAGAATTCAGCCCAGGCGCGATGTGCGTCCGCACCAAAATGGTAACTGTTTGGATTAACTGTATTATACCCATGGGCCTTTAACCAATGATAGTATGTACCAAGATCGTTATATGGATCGATATAGCTATTGGACCAATCTACTGGAGTAATAGAAGAATGGTTAAATGAATGGAATGAATTAAAGAACAAGTGCGGTATATTTTGGTTAACTAGTTCCATATGGAAAGCATGGATTTTATCATGCTGTTCTTTGGCTTTGGCTATCGGATTAGCACCAATTACCCAAGACTTATATTCTTGTTCAACATGCTTGGGCCAATCACTGATTCTACGGCCAGCACTGAATTGGTAATAATAGTCATCAATAAGGAATTCTTCACGTTCCCAAGTTGACCAACCAATAACAACTGCATCTGGCTTTTCTGTTTTGATATAGTCTTGGGTGGTACGGATTATGCGATCGTTACTGCTACCGCTTTCTGCATCGCAGTGCAGGATAGCAAAGAACGCATTGGCTAATAAACAGCCATAACTAACCTTTTCATTGTCTGGATGTGGAACTTTGCCTAGAGCGTGATATAATGGATCATCCTCTGCGAATGCATGAGAGTTAATTGCTTCAGCACCAGCCGTATGGCTGTCACCATTGACGTACAGGATCAACTTACTTCCGTTCTGCCATTGCCTAGATCACGACGGTTATTTTTACTGCGTACTTCTGGGTCGGCTTGTTCTTGTTCGTAGATTTCTAATACTACATTCTGACATACACTACGGAACCAATTGTCTACAATATCTTGATCCGTTTTACCCTGATAGCCAGCTTTGATTAACCGTGCTACAAAGAAGTCATTCCAATCAAGTTCAAACGCACCGTTACTGACATTCTCTGGATCAACTTCCATACTGAGTATTTCTACCCATGGTTCACTAGCAAGAGTGGCTAGTTCTTTAGGAGTTTTCTTAACCTCTTTCTTAGGTTCTACCTTTGGTTCTTCTTTTTTCTTAAATAAATTTTTAATTTTATCCAACATTATATATTACCCCTACCTAATTCTTGATCCATATTAAACTCCATATACGCTTCATCTATCAGATATGAATGTGCTATTAGATTAACATATTCATCCCAACATCCTTTAATTAATTTCCACATATTAATCCTTGAATAAATCTACTGCTTCCCAGGGCAAATAACTCTTACCAAAATGTCCATAGTTAGTAGTAGAACTATAGATTGGGCGGAATAATTCAAAACGATCGATGATACCCTTGGGTGTTAGATCAACATTTTTACGTATCCATTCGATACTGTCAACGTCAACCCCTTGATCTGTTTTAACAAACAAACTAGTAGGTTCTTTAACACCAATGGCATAACTGATCTGCACAGTTGCTTGATTAGCACGACCACTGGCTACGATGTTCTTAGCTAGATAACGAGCCATGTAAGCCGCACTACGATCCACTTTGGTAGGATCCTTGCCAGAGAACGCACCGCCACCATGTGGGCAACTGCCACCGTAGGTATCAACGATAATCTTACGTCCTGTAAGTCCAGTATCACCATCTGGTCCACCAATAACAAAACGGCCAGTTGGATTAATTAAGAACTCTGTACGATGATCAATTAAGAACAATGGAACAATAGCACGGATCACTGATTTTACCACTGCTCTAACTTCTTCAATGTCTTTGTCAGCATCATGTTGTGTGCTACATACGATCTTATCAATACGAATAGGTAATCCTTTACTGTCGTATTCAAGTGTAACCTGCGCCTTAGCATCAGGCCCTAACCAAGAAATGCCTTCTTCTCGTACAGCTTTTAGAGCTTTTAGAATCTCGTGACTCCAATAAATTGCCGCAGGCATGTAGTCAACTGATTCTTTACAAGCATAACCAAACATAAGTCCTTGATCACCAGCACCAAATGTGTCTGTGCCTAGAGCAATGTCTGCACTTTGCCCATGTAGTAAGTTTGTGATTTCTACCGTACGCCAATCAAAGCCCGCTTGTTCGTAGCCAATTGTTTTGATAATATTTCTTACAGTTGTGTCAACTTCTGCGGAGTCCAAATTACCTTTATATTCACCTGCTAGGACCACACGATTAGTTGTTACTAATGTTTCGCAAGCACAACGGCTAGCGATGTTTTCATCGCGCATTACCAGATCTAAAATTCCATCACTGATAGCGTCCGCTACTTTATCTGGATGGCCTTCTGCTACACTTTCACTTGTAAATAGATATCCCAATTATTTTCCCCAACTGTTACCCCAAAGATCAACATGTAATCTTGGGCTGTAATAATAACCACGACGCATAGCTTCATCAGCTACGTTAAATTTGTTGCCGTTGTAAACACTTACAACACCGCCTACTGGCATAATGTATATAACGCCTTTGAACTTGGCCTTCCTGTATTCTGATACTGCACGATCTACTTCGTCAAAGTCATTGGGGTTTTCAACTACAAACTTGAGATATGTTGTACCTACACGCTCATAGCTCTTAACAATCTCAGGTTTAATTGCGTCACACCACAACTCA